AGGGAAAATGCGGTCAACGGTTGCGGATGCGATTCGAGCCGGTGAGATTTTGGCAAAAATTAAAAGCCAATTATCGCATGGTAATTTTATTCCGTGGATTAAAGCAAATTGTAATTTTTCTGAAAGAACGGCCTATAACTATATAGGGCTTCATTCACACTCTAGCAAAATTGCAACGGTTGCAAATTTGCAAGAAGCATATAAGCAGGTTGAAACACTAGAAGCCCAGGCGCACATGAGCGAAAAAAAGAAGGCTGATTTACGCGTCAATTCTTTTTTGAAAACAGGGGAGAAGCCTGAAGGTTGGCGGAGAGGGACAGACGATAAGCTGGCGGATGAAGAAAAAAAATACCGCGAGAGAATGAGTAAAATGCAAGCTGACATGGAGCGAGAGCATCAAGCGCGCGTTGATAAACAGCCTCCTCCATTTGATTTTGGGGATATCGGAAAATTGGTAGCCGAACAAACGAATCTTATCAAGAAGCGCATAGACTTCAAAGAACGCATTCGTATTTCGCATGAAGGGAAAAACGACCCGTTCATTGATGCGATTATGGATTATCTTGAAACGCTCTCCGATGATAACCGGAGGATAGAAGCTTGTTATAATATAATAAAAGTATGTAAGGGTATAGCGAATCAATTACAAGGGAAGGGGTAACAGATGGCGGACCGGCGTATGTTCAGCCAAAAAATAACGGATTCCGACGCCTTCATTGAGATGCCATCGACAGCCCAAAACTTCTATTTCCATCTCTGCATGAGGGCTGACGATGACGGCTTCATAAACAACCCTAGACGCATCCAGCGGACGGTAAGGGCTTCGGACGACGACTTTAAGATCCTGCTAGCGAAACGGTTCTTGATATCGTTTGAATCCGGGGTCGTCGTCATAAAGCATTGGCGTATACATAATTACATATCGAAAGACCGCTACAAAGAAACGCTTCACGCCGAAGAAAAGGCGCAACTTTTAATCAAGGATAACGGTTCGTATACAGAATGTACACAACCTGTATACAAACTGGATACGCAGGTTAGGTTAGGTAAGGATAGTATAGGTGAGGTTAGGATAGAAGAAGAGGCTCCCGCTCCGCGTCCGCCCCGTGTTACTTTCAAAAAGCCTACGCTTGGAGAAGTTTCAGAATACTGTCAAGAACGCAAAAACGGTATAGACGCGGAGGCATTCATCGCTTACTACGAATCGAATGGGTGGATGGTCGGCCGCGTTCATATGAAAAACTGGAAATCAGCTATTGTGACATGGGAGCGCAATAACGGTAAGCGCAAGGGGGTAGAATATGGAGACGTTGCCAAGTACAAACAGAATCCCGGCGGGATGCCCGATCACCCCTTCACGCCAACTTTTACAAAACACTGAGGCGCAGTACGGTGCGAAGTACACCGGCTTCCAGGCCGCGAACATTTGCGCATGGCTTGATACGGTCGATGTAGATATTCTGGACGCGCTATCGGCGGCGCTCTGGGAGATTGAATTACCGTGGGGATGCAACCTCCCGAGGATCGAACATTATAAAAAGGCGTGGGACATCGTGAGGACAGCGAAGGCGCAAGAAGCTCCAGCCGCTTATCAGCGATACATACCCGAGGATACGACGATGAGCGAAGAACAAAAACTTGAGAATCGGGAAGCGGCCGCGAAGATCATGGCGGACCTTTTGAAGAAGATGCTTTACCGGTCAGAGGCGGAAATGAAGATGAGGTTTGCAGAGGAGGCGAAGGGATGAGTAACACTATCGGGATTATATTAACTGTTGCGCTGGTCGTGGACGCTGCGGTTAATGTGTTGCGTTTCATCGGCGTTGAGCGTGGGCTGAGGATGCAAGAGCGCCTTTTTGCGAATGATTACGCGAATAGAGTAGCGCAATCGGCAGAACTTTTGAAGAGCATCGAGGAGGCGAAGGGATGAGGGGCGCGCGTATTCGTGTATCCGATAAGTCTAAGAGAACCATGGACGGTATCATTTTTGCGTCAATGGCTGAAATGAATAGATACGCCGAGTTACTAATTCTTGTTATGAAGGGGATGATTTCAGATCTTGCATTACAACCGACGTTCGCTCTTCAAGATAAATTTACGCATCCAGTTTATGGCGTACAGCGGCCAATTATTTATAGGGCCGATTTTTCATACAAAGAAAAAGGGAACCGAAAGCGCGTCATAGAAGACGTGAAAGGGCATTCGACTGAGGTTTACAAGCTCAAGAAAAAAATGTTTCTTCGCTTATTCCCGGAATATGATTTCCGAGAGGTTAAGGCATGACAGAGGCCCTCGCGTTTCATGTTGGCGAAATGCGCGAAGAGCTGGCAGACGCCCAGGGATGGCGGTGCGAACATTGCGGAGGCCCATTCAAGAACGGCGTACAGCTTGCGCACCGTATCCCGAAGAAAAAACACCTTATCAGCATGTACGGCGAGGCGGTTATCCATCATCGGCGAAACCTCGCGGCCGCCTGTTCGCTTGAATGTAACGCGGCGCTAGACATCGGCGGGAATCCCGAGGCGGTCCGAAAGCTTGTGGCGGAAATAAAAGCTGAAATCGATGGTTGACAGAATGCAAAAGAGGGTATATACTACCGGCATGAAGACATGGAGATTGAAGTTACTGCGGCACAAGAACAACGCCGGGCGGGAGTATTTCCGCTTCACTGTTCCTGTGGAGGTGGTCAGGGAATGCGGGTTCCCGGATTCGGTGCTATTCTCGGCGAGGGGGCCTGAGGCGAAGGGCGGGGCGATGTGGTATGCCAAGCCGGAGAATGAGGAGTAGGATGGAATTAACCGAGTTAGAAAGAGAGCTTGCGATGCTGGAATCGAGCGAAGAAGATTTAGGGCTTGAATTAAGAGCTGTGCAAAAAAGAAAGCGCCAATTAAAGTACGAGATAAAATTGCTTTCAGATGGGTTTGTCCATGGTGAAATAGTAGAATACGGCCCACAAAAAATACTGGTTCGACTAAAAGGAGTAGTTAGCAGCGGCTATTATTTTTATGGAATTAGAATAAAAAAAGATGGAACAGATGGGGCTGGGATTGAATTATACCGCGAAGTAAAGAAGCGCAACGTTTTATCCGAGCCGGAGAAGGGGGAGTAGGTGGAAAAGAAAGAGCTTGCGGCTATCCTGAAGAAGCATAAGGCATGGATAGAGGGCAAGGGCGGAGAGCGCGCGGACCTCCAGCGCGCGGACCTCCAGCGCGCGGACCTCCTGCGCGCGAACCTCCGGCGCGCGGACCTCCAGCGCGCGGACCTCCTGCGCGCGAACCTCCGGGGCGCGGACCTCCGGGGCGCGGACCTCCGGGGCGCGGACCTCCGGGGCGCGGACCTCCGGGGCGCGGACCTCCAGCGCGCGGACCTCCAGCGCGCGGACCTCCAGCACGCGGACCTCCAGCGCGCGGACCTCCGGGGCGCGGACCTCCGGGGCGCGGACCTCGATTTTTCCTGTATGCCGATGTGGTGCGGCGGCTCAAGATTCCAGGCTGATTCTCGGATCGTACGGCAACTACTCGCGCATATTGTCACGATACAGGTTGACGATGCAGACGCAGGATTAAAAAAGGCGCTTAAGGCTATTTTGCCCGAGGCGAAGAAAAGCCATAGGGCGGCCGATCTTGGCCTTTTGTCGGAGAAGGGGGAATGATGGGCAATCTTGACTTATGGGATAAGCTGAAACAGCCGCCCACGACTGCCCTGAAAACCATCGGGGCGGGTAGGCTCAAGGGTAAATCGGACATAAACCCGCAATGGCGTTATCAGGCCATGACCGAAGCCTTCGGCCCGTGCGGTATCGGATGGACGTATGAGATTAAGCGGCTATGGCGCGAGGCTGGCGAAGGCGTGGAGGTATTTGCATTCTCTGAGGTAGCCGTCCGCGTCAAGACTGTTGACGAATGGAGCGAGCCTATCCCCGGAATCGGTGGTTCGATGTTGGTAGCGAAAGAATCAAGCGGACCGCATAACTCAGATGAAGCCTACAAAATGGCGACGACCGACGCTCTCTCGGTAGCTCTAAAGATGCTCGGCGTAGCGGCTGACGTGTACCTTGGGAACTTCGACGGATCAAAATACCGCGAGCCAGTAGTCTCTGGCCTTCCTGCTTCCGACGCTGCATTGGCTGACGTAACCGGATCTGACGGCAAGCTCTCGCCTCCAGCTCCACGCGGGGAAGTAACCAAGAGCGGAGACGGGACGCGCGGTGCGCTGCTTGAGTGGAGGAATAAGGTTGCGGGACTTTACGTGATAAAGTATCCCGACAAAAGCGACGTTTTTAGCGTGGAAGACAAGAAGGACATAACCGCTGACATGCACCCGGGCGGGCGCGACCTCGAACCGTCCCTGGCCGATTTGGATTACGTCAAGGGCATATTTGAAAAATGGGAAGCGGTAGCCGAAGAGCGGCTAGACGTATATCACAACGGCGACAGCGCAGGGGGGGCGTAATGAATAATCTTAATTCTGTTTTGCTAGAAGGCAATCTCACGCGAGACCCGGAGGTCAAGTATACTAATAGCGGTACGGCGGTCTGTGCATTCTCAATCGCTACGAATCGGTCATTTAAGAAGGGCGAGGAATGGGAAAAGGAAGTCTCATTCTTCGATTGCGAGACCTGGGGGAAGCTTGCGGAGAATTGCGGAAGGCTTGAGAAGGGGCGCGGAGTTCGCGTCGTTGGACGGCTTAAACAGAATCGATGGACGACGACCGAAGGAAAGGCGCAATCTAAAATCATCGTAGTCGCGGAGCATGTCGAGTTCAAGCCGGTTACGAAATCGGGTGAGACTCAGGCGGCCGACGTTCCCGCGCGCGAAGATGAGGGAATACCTTTTTGATTATCATGCGCATATAAGGGGGAATAATGGAAACGAAAGAGCTTGCGGTTATCGTAGAAAAAAGTGGAATGGAAAGAACGAAAGCGCAAACCGTTCTTGACGCATTCACTGAGTTCTTTACTCAGGCCGCAGAATGGGAAGAAAAAACCCGAGGATTAGTTATTACCAACGTATCGCAGAAGGCTGAAATGGCTTTAGCGAGGTCGGGGCGGTTACAACTTCGGGAAATTAGATGCGCGGCCGAAGCCACTAGGAAAAAATTGAAAGAAAATATTCTTGTGGAAGGCCGATTTATTGATGCAATATATAATTTGATTGAAGGCGTAACGAAGCCGATCGAAAATGACTTGTTAGAAAAGGAGAAGTTTGTAGAACGGCAAGAGGAGGCTCGTATACAAAAAATAACCGAAGACAGAATAAGCCAGCTAGAAAAGTATTGCCCAGATTGCGGGACGGTGTACGCGGTTGGGACATTAACCGACGAGGCTTTTGCTCGGCTATTGGAGGATTCGCGGGTAGCTTTCGAGGCTCGTGAAGAGAAGGCGCGCAAAGAGGCAGAGGAAATGGCGGCGCGCGCCGCAGAAGAGGAGATAGAACGCGCTCGGATAGCCGAAGAAAATATCAGGCTTAAGGCTGAGGCCGCAAAAGCGGAAGCCGAGGCGAAGGCCAAGGAAGCCGAGATTAGGGCGGAACGCGATAAACAAGAAGCATTAATACGGCAAGCGCAAGAAGAAACCGAACGAGTCCGCAAAGAGTTATCCGCAAAGGCGGAAGCCGAGGCGAAGGCAGCAAAGGAAAAGGCGCAAGAGGAGTCAAGGATAGCCAGGGCAAAGGCTGACGCTGATGCGAAGGCCGCTATGGCTGGTGACCGCGAGAAGGTGCTTGCTTACGTTGTGGCTCTTGAGGCAATCGCGATTCCCGCCGTTAAAAGCCCGGAAGCGAAGCGCCTTATTGAGTGCATCATAAAGCAGGTTGCCGCTATTAAATCAGAGGCGAGCATCAAGCTTTGACAATCCAGATCCTGCCCGACGGTGAGTATATAGCCCTCTCGAAGGACGAGCCTATCGTGGGCAGGATTTATGCTCTTGACGATGTAGCTACAGGAACGGCGGCGCAACGAAGGACGTTCCATGCGCTTGTGACGTGCTACTATAATTCCGGGATGTGGTCTTATCCAGGGTCTGGATACAAGCAGGGCGCGACATGGAGCGAGTTTCGGGACATAATAAAGCAAAAACTCGGGGCCGGTTTCGAGATGTACTTCTACGCTACGGTCGAAGACGGGAAGCCGGTAGCGCGCAAGGTAAAAACACTAGAGGAAATCCCGGAGGAGATTAGGACAAGCCCGAGGCGGAAGGAAATGATATTCGGGCGGCTCAAGAGCTGGACGGATTATTCTAAGCGTGAGAGAAGCCGGACCATCGACAGCGTGAAGAACGAAATGCTACAGGTCGGCGTCAATACAAAGGCCTTCCAAGAGATTCTAGAAGGGATGGAGAAGGGGGAGAGATGACATATGTACTAAGCCTTTTAATCGGGATCGCTGGAGGTATTTTAGTATTATGTATCATAAAATGGATGCAGAATCGATGACCCGTGAAGAGATAACCCGAGAAGCGTCCAAGATGATCGACGACATAGCCCGGCGGTACTTTATAAAGCCCGAGCACGTCATCCAGGCGCTCGCGGCGGAATCGGTGCGGGACACGATAGCGACCTGTGCGGCGTTATTCAGGGATAACAAGCCTACAGCGGTAATAAAAGGTGCGGACCTGTTCGATGAGGTAGAGGAGGGCGGATACGATGGACGGCGTTAAGTACGACTTTGGAAAAGCAGATTGGTCCCTTATGCCATTCGACGCCCTAGAGGACGTGGTGCGTGTGCTAGAGCATGGGGCCAAGAAGTACGAGCCGGACAACTGGAAACGGGTGCCGGACTCGAAGCGGCGATACAAGAGCGCGGCACTCCGGCATATCATCGCCTATGCGCTCGGACGTATCATCGACAAGGAATCAGGGCTCCCACATTTAGCCCATGCGATATGCTGCCTACTCTTCGCCCATTGGTTCGACATGCAGCCAAGGACGCCGAAGAAGAAGGTTTACATCAGCGGGCCGATAACCGGGCATGAGGCGACGTATCAAGCCGAGTTCGCGGCCGCTCGGGGGACATTGACGCTTTTGGGATATGATCCTGTCATGCCTACTGAATTAAGCGTGGTTTCAAAATACAAACAGCGGAGCGACTATATGCGCGAAGACCTTATAGCCATGTGCGATTGCGATTTTATCTACTTACTGCCAGGATGGGAAGAATCACGCGGCGCACGGGATGAGGTCTACCTAGCAAAGGCGCTCGATATCCCGGAGCTGAAAATATGATAGCCGCTAAAATGGCTCTGACTTTTTTAGTGTTATGGGCATTAGTGTGGGGCACTATGGCATCATTCCATGCGTGGATATGTGAAAAACCATTTCGGATGGTCATTGCTATTTGCATGTTTGTTTTTATGGCTTCTGGAACAGTGTTTTCCATTATTGCCATGATATGGACAATGTTATGACCTGCCCCAAGTGCGGATCGGCGAACCGTGATATACTATCAAGGCGCGTAGAGTATTCAGCCGACAAGGGGAAGCAGACCTTCGCCGGTACCTCGATGCAAGAATATTCAAGGTGCAAGGATTGCGGGACCGAGTACGAGGACGAGAAGCAAAAGGCGGCTAGATTTTCGCGGCTGGAATGGCTCATGGATCTTGTGCAGACCGGGAAGGCCCGGGAAGGATGGAGGAATCTATGAAGCGAGTATTTATGTTATTCATGGTTATTGCGTTAGTTATTCTTGGCTCATGTGCTAAGCCCGGAGTGTCGGCTGGGGTAAAAACGGGTACGGACGCGAACTTTGAAGTAGAGTTTCTTTTTGAAATAGATGGGGTAAAAATCTATCGGTTCTATGATGCGGGTTATCATAGATATTTTTCAATCGGGGAAGGTAGTTTTTTGCCGCAAAAACAAACTTCGTCAAATGGGAAGTCCACTACGCAGTGGGTGGATGGAGTCGCCGAATGAAGCGCAAACCCCTTATCAGCATAGAGGACCAGCTTGCGCACTTGGGCGGGCTGTGGGAAAAGAAGGGCTTGAAAATATCCGTTACCAATTTATTGAACAAGCCTGTTTCGTTTGAGTCTTTAATTGTCGGGCATGGGTACGATGGGAAAGGACTCCCCACAATCATCGTAGACATAAGTAGGGCTAAATGAAAACGAAGACAATATGCAACGGGATAGAATACGACACTCTAGAAGCTGCGGCCATCGCTAACTTCTTAGAGCCTCAAGCCGTGAGGACCGCCAAGACCCGCAAGAAGGGGACTACACGAGTAGAGATGTGGGGCAAGCGTGGGCGGCATCCGGTAGGCCAGAGCGCGCCGTACGTGTTCGAGTGGGAAGAATGATGGGCGAGTTTTACATGCGCTCACTTAATGCAGATTATTATCCAGATGACCAACCTGCAAGACCGCCATATGAATCAGCTAAAAAGCGGCTTGCAAATCGTATCGCTGATCTATGTATGAAACATGGAATATCGATCATGGTTCGCATGAGATGTACCGAAAAAGGCATTGAGCCTATCAATGATGATGCAGTGATAATGGGTAATGAGCTTTATAGCTGGAAAGCATTCACAAAAAAGACGTTAGAAGGGATTAATCAGATTATGCCTGATGGGTCTGAAAGGCCAGTAGTTGAGATAAGCATAAGCGAGCCATTATATGGGCCTGATGGCATAGTGGCGGAGGCTAGGGAGGAATGATGGACAATAACCGGACAACCCTGGTCTATAACTTCCACGACGAATTAGGCGAACAAAACGACGAACATCTAGAAGTATGGATCGATAATGACACGACCGCAACGGAGTTTTTGAACCAAGTCCGACGATTCATGCTAGGGATAGGCTACGCGCCCGGAAGCGTCCAAGAGGCATTCGAGGAAATCGCGGCGGAGTATGGGGAGGCGAAGAAATGAGCAAGGCTGAATCGTTGCGTGGTGAATGGGCGAATATGGGGCGCAAGATCGCGGCGGATGCTTATTGTACAGGGTGGTGCGAAAAGCAGGCATTCCCTTTGCCAACAGAATGCGCCAGAAGGATTCACCGAGACTGTCCGATTCGTAACGTTATTTTAGGGTACGATGAGGCGAAATATGAAGAAGCCTAAGATCAGCATAGAAGAGCAGATGTACGCGGCGGGGATATGGGAGAGGCCGGGAACGCATAAGGAGGACAAGCCCGAACATTATGGCGTCGTATCTGTTAGCCCGTGGAATGTGGCGTTTAGGGCTGGTATGTTCACGACCATGACATTGCAAGAGGCTATAAAAACTGCGATAGACCTTGGGCAAGCTCAAGACACCATCTTCCCGAAGCCGGGAGAAAGGTCTAGCAAAATGGGCAAGTAAAAGGTGGGCAGATAAATGACCTGCGAATCGCTTAATGATGACATTCGAGAAGCAATGCGCGTATCTATCGAGGCATTGTTTGGTGATTACAAATGGCAGTTAAGCCAAGAAGAGCTAGACATAGCAGCCGCAAGGATCGAGCTAGACGCTCAGTTTCCAGGCTATAGGGGGGAGAATGCCATATCTCGCTAAACGGCTTGACGGATAAAGGGAATAGGGATAAGATGGGTCAAGCATTCGCCCTTCGGATGCCACCATCCCCCTCCTTGCGGCACGGCCTATAGGCTACCACGCCGCCGACCCGCCCCCGTAAGGGGCTTTCCTATAGCTTGACATATAACTGAAAATCGTTTATGATGGCAGACTATGGGAAGACCTTCTAAGATTAACAGCCCGGAAGAATTAGAAGCCGCAATAGATGCATATTTTCTATCACTTGAAGTCAAAGACGGAGCCGATAAGCCCCCCACAATGACCGGCCTCGCCCGGGCGCTTGGATATACCAGTAGGCAGAGCCTAGCAGACAACGAAAAGAAAGAGGATTATTCTTACCTCATTAAAGACGCTAAAGCCAGGATTAAGGAGTTTTGGGAGGAGCGGTTAGCCTACACTGCATGTACAGGCGCTATATTCTGGCTAAAGAATCATGATGAATATCGGGACGCGCACGAGATAAGCGGGCCGAATGGCGGGCCGATTCAGTACTCCGATTTGACGGATACCGACCTCGATAGGCGGATAGCGGAGCTAAAGGCGGGCGAATGAGTATGCCGCTCACCCGCGAGCAGAAGATTGAGTACCTCCAATTGACGGAGGAGCGGGACCGGCGGACGGCGCGGAAGAGCCATCTTGCGTTTATGCGTAAGTGCTGGCGGGGAATGTCGCCCTTCACTGTCGGCTTTCATACGCGGAAGATATGCGAGCGGATCGATAAAGCGATTGCAGACTATCGGGAGGGGCGGTCAACGTTCCTCCTAATCAATGTTCATCCCCGAGCCGGTAAGTCCCAAATCGTTTCAACGCACCTTGGCCCTCACTTTCTGGGCGAGTTCCCTAAGGCAGAGGTCATGCAGGTATCTTTTGCGGCCGATAAGGCGGTCGAGTTTTCAGCCGAAGCCCGTAGGATTGTAGAATCACCCGCATACCGCGAGTTATACCCGCTTGTCAGGCTCTCTGATGATACCAACCGGAAAGACCACTATCTAACCAGCGCCGGCGGTGGATTGATGGCTACTGGCCTTCAAGGGCATTTGACCGGCTCGGGCTATGTTCTTGGTATTCTGGACGACTATTGCTCGGGCCGTGCGGAAGCCGAAAGCAAGGTTCAACGGGATAGCGCGTGGAAGGCGTTCACGGACGACTTTATGACCCGCGCCGCGCCTGTTTCTATCGTAATTGTATTGGCTACGCAATGGCATCAGGACGACATATCGGGACGCATCAAGAAGGCGATGGAGGAAGATCCACTCTTCCCAAGATTTGAGCTTTTGACCTTCCCGGCCAGGGCGGAGGATTACAAGGGTGAAGGACAGTACCCAACCGAATACTTATTCGAGGAACGATACCCGAAACAATGGTACGAGACCCAGTACGCCATTCTGGGAAAGTATTCAGCCGCTGCCCTCTTCGACTGCAACCCGCTTCCGAGGACCGGCGGGCGCTTCAATGTGGGAAACATTGAATGGCTTACGGAAGTGCCTGAGAAACGATGGGCCAGGGTATGGGACTTGGCGCATACGGCTAAACAGCGGGCGGGGGACGACCCGGACTATACCAGCGGGACGAAGCTCTGTTTCGAGCGCCGACCCGGAGACCCCGTACCGCATTTATGGGTAGCGGGAGTATCAAGATTCCGGGATGATGCGGCGAAGCGTGACGGACAGATTAAGGCTACTGTGACAGCGGACGGGCCTACCGTAAGGCAAGGCGTAGAGGTCTCGCTTGACGCCAAGGATGCATTCTACTATCTCAGGAATGCGCTTCCTCAGATATCATGGAGCCCGATACAGTGCAAGCGGGGAGACAAGGGAACCAGGGCGACACCGCTAGAACCGATATTCGAGGCGCCGAACCATGTCCATGTCGTTCGCTGTCCATGGAATGACGCATGGATCGATGAGCTAATGCGGTTCGACGGGCTCGGTAAAGAACACGACGACCAAGTAGACAACCTGAGCGCGGGCTATATTTGGCAAATGACTCAATTCATAGGCGGTGGCTAATATGATAACGACCGAACAACTGAAAGAACTAATCAGGGCGGATTCCGCTAGGCAATTAACCGTAGCGAAGCAGGCCGCGTATGTCCTTGGAAATAACCCGGCCATCTATGAACCGGAGGCCAAGGAGGAGCCGGACAACCGTATAGCCGTGCCCTTCGCTAGGCGCGCGGTTAACATGGTATGCGGATACCTCGGGAAAGAGGGTAATATCCAGTACAAGGGTACTGGCTTCGATTCAGACATCGAGGCGACTTTCGACGCGAACGATGAGGGGCTTATTACCTCGGAGCTTTTGCGCGTTGGATGTACCCATGGCGAGGCGTTCGAGCTACACTGGCAGGAATCAGGACAGAAGTACTTCGCTCAGGTTCCTATAGCGCAATCAATTCCGATATGGTCAAAGAGCCTGAAACCTAAGCTCGAAGGATTTATTAGATATTGGCATGAGAAGGATCGATCTACTATTGCGGAAGTCTATGATGCTATATCAATACAGACCTTCGTCAGGAAGACCGATTCGGCAGAGTTTGAGCCTTATGACGATGCGAGGCCACACGGTTACAAGCGCGTCCCGGTGGTTCGCTACACTGTAGACATGGACTCGCGGAACATCTTCGACCATTGCATAGCGCTCATCGATGCCTATGACAAGATCATATCCGAGAACTACGCGAACGACCTGCAGGGCGTAGCTAGAGCGCTCCTCCTGGTAGCCGGGGAGATAAATAAGGAGCCACTGGACAGCCCGGACGGGATATCGCTAGAGGAAAAGCTTCTTTCGGGTAGGGTCAAATATCTCGAAAAGCTCTTGCTTGAGGGCACGGGGAGCGTCACTGATAAGGTCGCCTATCTCACAAAGAACATCGATTCAACCTTTCCCCAGAGTGCGGCGGATATCTTCGAGCGGCTCATCTACGAAATGCTACAATTGTTCAACCCAAACGATGAAGCCTTTAACACCCCGAGCGGAGTTGCGGCCAAGTACAAACTCCTCGGGTTTGAATACCTATGCACCCAGATTACGACCTATTTCATGCGCGGCCTACAGGACCGCATTAAGCTCTTGAAGGGCATTAACCAGACCCTGACCGGTGAGAGCCAGAATACAGACGTAACGATAGACTGGCAGCGCAACCTCCCGGACGACATCGAACAGACGGCTAGGGTAGCGGTCATGCTCGGGCTCGGGAAGCTCTCGGACGAAGTACTGATAGGGCTTTTCCCGGATAGCGTGATACCTGATAAGGTCAAAGAACTAAAGGCGCTAGAGGAATCTGCCAAGGAGCAAGAAGAGGCCGACCGGCTCATGACGGAACAGCTTGCCCAAAAGACTGAGGAAGTGAATGCCGGAGCTTGATGCGGAAAACGCGAAGCTAGCCAAGGCTCAGGCTCAGGCCAATGCGATCCACGAGGCAGAACTAAAAGCCCAGGAGCGCCGCTTGGCTAAGACATACCGCGACGCTTTTGTCAATCTTGAGGCTCAGCTAGGGAAACTGTACGCGAGTATGGGGGAGCCGCCTAGCATCGAGGAGGCCAGGAAGTACGGGCGGTTACAGGCTATGCAAGATTCCGTAGCAGCTGAGTATCGCAAAGTAACGGGCAAGGCCATCAACATCACAGATGAGTCGGCCCGTGAGTCTTTCGCGTCCGGGGCGTATGGGTCAAGATGGGCCGTCGATCAGGCTACGGGCGTTGAAATATCTTGGCCGGTCCTGCCAGTCGATGCAATCCGTGAAGCGGCCTATGCAGATGTGGCTGGGGAAGACTTCGAGGAGCGATATCGCAATTACCAGCAGACGGACAAGATAAAAGTACAGCAGCATATAGCTCAGGGCATCGCGGCCGGTGAAAGCTATCAGAAGGCGGCTAGGAAGCTTCGGGACGATATCACCGTTTCACTCTCTAAAGCCATGCAGATTACCAGGACCGAAAGCACCCGGGACTATACTCTTGGAAGGCTTCATACCACGGATGAGCTAGGCGAAATCGGCATAGAGGCTCGCAAGCAATGGGTAGCAACGCTAGACGCGCGTACTCGGGATTCTCACGGCTCGCTTGACGGGGAACTTGCGGACGAGGATGGCGAGTGGAGTATCCACGGAATGACTACGGCAGGGCCGGGTCTATTTGGCGACCCCGCAGAGGACATAAATTGTCGATGCTCATATATCGACGTTATCGCGGGCTTCGAGCCCGAGTTTAGGCGCATTAGGGATGAGGAAATCGTCCCATATGTGAAATATACTGATTGGGCAGAGGCGAAAGGCTGGACCGCCGATAAGGGATGGCCGAAGGCAAAGGAGGCAAAGGAATGACAATCGCAGTGACTTATGGGGCCTTTACTGAGCGAGTAACAAAAAGGGGGAAGATTAAGCCTGTTATCTATCAAACGCAGGCTAATCTTACCTTATCTGGGGAGGCGGTCAGTCCTATTGACCGAAAGGCCGCGCATGAACTTCTTGAGCAAGCCATGGACCAAGCTGAGCGGGCAATGGAATACAACAATGCCCAAGGGAGGATGTGATAAATGAAGATACGTAGGGTGTGCATGGACTTCGTGACGCGCAAAATAACGCAATGGGAGTATTGGGGAATCTACTTCGATACTTATCGAGAAGCCGCTAAGTGGAAGCGGAGACGACTTGACAAAATCTAGGGAATCGTTTATGATGGCGATAATTGTGATGGACTGGCGGGATTTAACGCTCGACCGGGGAAACAAGGAGAATACCAATGACAATCGATGAACTCTATGGGCTTGTGCCTGAGACTAGGCGCGAGGAAGCTAAGGCAGCCATTGCCGAGATGTCCAAGGGATACGTCAAGATCGACGGCCCGGATATCGCAAGAAAGGTAATGGGGGAAAACGAGTACTTGAAATCGATCCTTGAGTCGGAAACGTCAAAGAGGGTTGATAATCACGATGCGAAGTTCCGGGCTGAAAAGCTCCCGGGTATAGTCGCGGAAGAGATCAAGAAGCTCGGGCCGAAGCCGAAAGACCCTGAACTTGCGGCAGCTCTTGAACGGGTTGAAAAGCTCGAAAAAGAGAATGCCGAAAAAGAGGCCAGGGCGACTAGGGAAGCTCAGAGGGCGCGGGCCGTTGCGGTGCTTTCAGAGAAGAAGATCCCGGCGGCGCTTGCGGATCGGTTCATCGGTGCGAATGACGACGAAACGGATGCCAACCTCAAGGGGCTTGTCGAACTCTTGGATGGATGGAAAACCGAGACCGTCAACGCTGAGGTCATGGGAAGGCTTGGCGGGAATCCTCCTCCGGTTAGAGGCGGTGAACCTGTAAAGCCTAAAGACTTAGAAGCGCAGTACGAAGAAGCGCTTGCCAAGGGTGATGCTGATTTAGTGTTGGCGCTCCAAGGCAAGCTGCAGACTATTCGTAAGAAGTAAGACGGCGCCGTATGGCGCATGGAATCAAACCAACGTCGTGAGACGTAGGGAGCATTTTTATGGCATTGACTTATTCGGACACTGTCAACTACCGGGGGGTGCTGTACCTCTATGGCAAAAGTAAGGCGCCGTTCCTTAACGCGATAGCCCCCCGGACGGCGCGCTGTTATTCGCGCACCTTCCCCATCGCACAGCCCTGGACCCTGAGCGCTGCTAGCCAGGATACTCAGGCTGAAACCACGGCCGCCGCTGCCGGGACTCCTACCACGGTTACCCGTGGCCAGGATACCAACGCTATCCAGATCATGAAATATGACGTCCAGACTACCTTCATGGCCGAGTCCTTGGCCGGTAGTTTCTCGGGCGTGAATGATCTAACTGGCGCGCCTGTTCTTTCTATGCTGGACTTCCAGAAGAAAGCGGGCCTCATGCAGATGGCGTCCAATATGGAGTACTCACTTCTCCAGGGTGCCTATACCGCTGAGAGCGCCACTTCTACCAACGTTAAGACCCGCGGACTTGGTGAGGCTGTTTCTACTAACACCGTCGCGGCTGGCGGGCTCAAGCTTTCCAAGGAAATGATCGAGGAGCTTGTCAGGGAGATGGTCGATTCGGGCGCCCCCTTTGACAATGTCGCCATTGTGGCCAATACGTTCAACATTCAGATGCTTTCCGATATCTACGGCTATGCGCCTATGGATCGGACTCTTGGCGGCGTGGCTATCAATGAGTTCCTGGTCCCGGGTGCTGGTACCAACACCCCGATCAAAGTTATCTATTCTCCTCAGCAGTCTACCTCGGTCGTGCACCTTGTCGAGCTGTCTGTGTGCCGCCCCGTGTTCCTTCCTGTGGCGTATCCCGCTGATGGAAACGTGGAGCCCCAGTCTGTCATGGAGAACGGCGTAGACGTTATGTTCGTTCCCTCCAGCGTCGTGAACGGTGCGGCTCGCGGCGGGTTCCTCTACACGCAGTTCGGCTTCGACTACGGCCCCGAGGAATACCACGGGGAAATCACCGGCCTCGCCACGAGCGCGTAAGGAGTAGAAAAATGGGAGTTACTAAGTTTCAAGAATCAAGCGCCATATCGAAGGGATTGGGAAACGCCTTAAATACTATCGCTGATATAGGCTCCCTTCCGCCTATTATGGGCACGTGGTTTTTTGTGGATTCCGGCAATGGTTCGGACAACGCCGATGGTAGGTCTATCGCGCATCCCCTTGCTACCCTAGAGGCAGCTTATGACAAGTGTACCTCTGGGCGTGGCGATGGTATCGCGTATTTCAGCCCTGCCGACGCCTCTGGCTCGAACTCGCTTTCGATGACCCATACGCTCACTTGGGCGAAGTGGGGCATTACGCTCTATGGCATGGGGAAGGGCTGCGGTTACATGAGCCGCAACCGAATCACCACTACGACCGTTACCACGACCGCGACGATGACCGTCCCGGCTGCTGGCCTTACGATTACCCGCGCGACGGGATCGTTTGTTACCGATGGTTGGGTAGTGGGGATGCAGGGGATCTGTGCTGGTGCGCATACTGACACCTTCACTGTCACGGCTGTCGCAGCCCTGACCCTGACTATCTCTGTAGCCATCACGGCCTCGGCTGGCGGCATTACTTCGATCACCTCTTACATCCCGACCATGATCGACATGACCGGATCGAATAACTGCTTCATAAATATGTACATCGCCAATGAGGGCACCCAGGCGCTTTCGCTGTTAGCTGTTACTGTCCACGCGAATAGGAATAAGTTCGAGAATTGTCACTTCCGCGCGGCCTTTACTGCTAATACGCTTTCCGTCGCTACTGGTGCGCCGGTTCTCATCGACACTGCCAGCGAGACCGAGTTTAAGCATTGCTGGTTCGGCGATAACAATTCTGTCAGGACCGCCGCGAGCGGGCTTGTCAGGATGACCGGAGTACAGGGTCAGAACTTCTTCGAGGATTGCTACTTCCTGCAGGACAGCGCTACTTCGGATTGCGCGGCTGTTAGAGTAGATGCGGCTGATACTATCGGCGGTCAGATATTCTTCAAGCGGTGCACGTTCCAGAATTGGCGCGTAAGCAAGGGGGCGATTCTTTCGACCTCTGCTATCTACATTGTGGGCGCGTCTTCGAACAATAAGGGCATCTTGATTGATAGCTGTGCTCTGTACGGCTGGACTTCGTGGTGCAACGTCGCTGGTACTGCGTTCATTGCCAATTCGGCTGTGACTGCTTCCGGTGGTGGTGGTATCGCTACGTCGAGCTAATCAACGGCCCAGGGCTGGCCTTAATCGGTCGGCCCTGGTTATTCAATAGGATTGCCGAAAGACACGCGAGAGCGCGGCAGGGGGTACAAAATGTCAACGCCTAGGCTTACTGAGATTGCGGAAAAGAGTGGATTTGATTATAGGATGGCAATAGCCAAGGGGCGCGTACAGGGCTCCGAGACCTTCACCAAGATCGGATATAATGCTGCTGTCGGGACCTCGGAAGAGGATATATGGGTTACTGGCGCCGGATATGTATGGCCCGCCGCTGCCGCTCAGTGGCGTATAGCTGCTGGTAACGCAGGAGACGCGGGAACGGTTATTAAGGGGAACGCGGAAGGTGCTGATCAGACTATCAAGTGTGATGCCACTGGAACCGCGACAACTTTGATAGATGCTGACGTTGATTTTACTGCGGCTACAGGTGTGGCCGTTGGCGATATTGTACTTCTTGATCCTAAGGGAACCAATCCTGAGTTCGGATACATAACGGACATTACTGATGCTGCTACTGGTACGCTGGTAATCGGCGGCGGTTTCTCGGGTGGTGGTGCTTGCGATTCTGCCAGGGCTTATACCATCGTTGACAAGTCTGCAACTGCAGGCGCTCAGGTGGTAGAGCTTTATTATCTGACCTCTGCCTTCGTTGAAAAGAAAATATATGTCGTTCTGAATGGCGCCAGCGCAGTAGATATCGACGGATCTGGCGGAGCGGCATTGACTGATACGTATCGCATCAATAACATGCGCGTCGTAGCGGCTGGAAGCGGCGGGGCTCCTGTGGCTGCAATCGTGCTACAACTCCAGGCTTCGCCTAATACTGTCTATGCTAGCATATCAGCTGGATACCTTTTGGCCCGTGATGGATTCTATACTGTACCCGCCAGATATAACCTTTATGTATCAGGTATCAACTTCGCCGCCGCTACTCCGAACGATACGAAGGTACAGACTGCCCGAATGACGCTTCGATCTACGATGGAAGACTATAGCGGTTTTATTACCCCAGGGCTTTTCTATCCATACGCCGAAGCGCTGATATCGAATGGTAGCGAGTATGTCGAACTGCCTGTCCCGATTAAGTTTACGGCCGGGGCTGATATCAAGGTGAGTGCTATAGGTATCACTGCGTTCTCGGGCCCGGTATCGTGCGTCTTGAGGGGATGGCTTGAAATCGCGTAACCGTGCGGCGGCCCCTTGTGGGTTTCCTCCTTCCCTTGGGGGGCCGACCGCTTTTTCTATTATGGAGCGTGAAATATGGCTATCCTAACTACTGCGAGCGCAAAAGCATTCCTCGGGATAACCTCTACCGATGCAACGCGGGACGCCCAGATTGCGCTTTTCATCCCTGCCATCGAAGAGGACATAGCCTCTATATGTGGTAGGCGGTTCCGCAATAACGACGTTTCATTCAGCGGAGACATTACGCCTACCGGAGTAGGGACGACCTATACCCTCACCTGTTTAGACGGGGGGATGGCGGCGGCTACGGTTGGATGGGCAGTCGGGGATTATATTGATATCTCGGGGAGCGTGAGGAATGACGGATACCGGACTATCGCTACTATATCTGATACTGCGATTACCGTAACCGAGCCCATAGTGACCGAGGCAGAGGCGTCTATATCGCTCTACCTTGTCCAGTGGCCCGCCATGCTTCCCATGTACGCGGCTCAGATGGTCGGGTATCTCCTTGACTCTGTAGCTAATCAGGGTATCACGTCGGAGAGGATTATCGACTATTCCTACACGCGCGAGGCTAATTCCATTTCCGCTGGATACCCGCTTTCGATAGTGAACTCGCTTCGGTATCGGTTCGGCTATATGAGCATGGGAACCGGAGTAAAGCGCGAACAGTACAACGATAAGCGCGGGACTTTCTTGGGGGCTACCATTGATTGACAAATGGTATAAGTATACCTTTTCCAAGATTACTCAATCACTCTCTTGCACGTTCCCATATGAGGGGAATACGTGTACTTGTACAAGCTTCTCGGGCGCGTGGGGAACTGTTTCAGGGCATGAATCATTCCAGGATGGGGCTACGGTCTATCACCCTACCCACAAGATCATGACAAGCGTTGCCACTACGGTTACAACGGCGAATAAAATAGGGTACGGAACCCGGCGCTTCGATGTCGTCTTCGTCCGTCCCTCTTATATCAAGGCCGGCCATCATCAAGAGATCCTCTGTAAGGAGGTGCTCTAATGCGTGATTATGCCAAGGCGCTTGGGCCGGAGACAGTTAGGAAAATGCTCGCGGGAACGTGCGTTATCGTCCACGGACAAGCGGTACTAGATGCACCTGTTTTAACTGGACATTTACGCAACTCTATAAGCTGGAAGCTATCGAGCACGAATGGTGGGCTCAATAGCCAGCCCGGGGAAAAAGCAAACGAGAGCGAGACCGTGAGCGCGCCCGGAGATAGCAATACCGCGCATATAGGGACCAATCTCGAATACGCTGCAGCGGTCGAATATGGCAGACCAGACATGCCAAATTATCCAATGCAACCGTACATGCGAATAGCGGTCTATCAGACTAAAGATAAGGTGCATCAGTTCAACGCGGGCGTTTTATCGCAGGCGCTGCAGGAGGCGGTTAAGTGAATATCGAAGCCGCGCTTGATACCGCATTAAAAGGGTCTACGCCTGTTACCAATGTTTACTCTACGCGCATTCACTGGATGAAGGCGGAAGACCTTACCGTGCTTCCGTACCTTGTTTATCGGAATATCATTGACACTGACGGAGTGCATTCATTTAGCGCTACAGATACAGGGAAAGCCCGGATACAGTTTGACTCGGTAGGAGATAAAAAGGCAGCGGCCAGGACTGGAATACTCGCTGTTCGGACCCTCTTGCGTGGAAAGAATGGAACGATAGGCGGGATGACAGTCTATAGCATTATGCCTGCTGGGATGCGCGAAGTTTACAACGAGGATACTAAGCGATACGTGTTCACCGCTGAATACGAGATCGAGTATAGCTATACATAGGGGGAAGCGATGAAGATTATTTTTGATGAACAGGAAACGGAAATTACGGGGTATCGAGAGATTGAAGCCAATATAGACGGCTTCGAGTTCAAGACTCAGCTTGCCGTAGACGGAGGCCAGCCGGTCATGACCTATGCTCTCGCGGCGCTCGGGAAGTCACCCAAGATCAAGGCGGGCGCATGAATAAGCTAGCAATAGTTGGCGGCGGTTCTACGCGACTCAATGCACCGTTCGAGGATAAGACCTTCGACATATGGTCAACGTTTAGCGTAGGACAGGAACTACCTAGGGTCGATGCTTGTTTCGAGATTCACGACGGAGTATATAGTCCTGAAAAACTTCAAGCCCTTGGGTGCAAGATTTACATGAAGGAAGTGACGATACCGAACGGAGAGCGGTTCCCTATCGAGGAGCTTGAAAAGAACTACGGGAAACGGTTCAACGGTACGGTAGTAATGATCCTGGCTTATGCCATCATGCGCGGTTATGAGGAGATATGGCTCTATGGCGTAGACTTCTCCGCTGACGCTGAATACTCGCGCCGGAATATGTTCTACTGGATGATGGGTTTCGCTACGGCGGTAGGCGCTAAGATTGTAATACCCGAGGGCGGGCTTTTATACGATACCTGCAAGACCTACGCTTACGAAGACGACGGAAAGGATTACTTGCGATACATGAGGAATCGGCTTGAATCGCAGACGGCGAACGATCAGGAAAACCTAATCATCGCGCGCGAGCGTATAGCATATTCTCGGGGCGTTATGGAAACGCTAAACCAAGTTGAGAGGAGACATTAACCATGGTTACTACTGGTTTTACTGTCACGATTAAGCGCCTTACCGGAGGTACCTGCACGTGTACTGCTGACGTGATTTCGATATCGGGTGGAACCTGTACGACCATTCCCTATATCGATACCTATAGCAAAAGCTGGACGCGAGAAGACATCGAGTATACCGGCTTCGGGGACAAGCTGAAAAAGGTTATTCCCGGAATGCCTTCGTATAGCCTTGACTTCTCCGGTGGGCTCGATCTGACCAACGCTCAGCAGCTGGCTATATTTAACGCGCTTGTTTGTTCTTCCGTTGCGCCGCAGGTTATCAAGCTTTTCGACGGCGGGAAGACGTTCACCTTGCGCGGATATATCAGCGGGACCGACACTGGTTCTACTGCGGGCGGGAAGTCTACGTTCTCTGCGAAGATGAACATGACGCATCTTCCCACGCTGGCCTAAAGAAGAATAAAGGAGGGTCTTTATGCTTAACACGAATGCGAATGAGGTTTTTATTCCAGAGGAGAATGGGAACGCGAAGGCGGAAAGCCCTATCAAGTTCTATCTCCAATTCTTGACCATCGATGAACAGGCCGAGCTTGAGTATTACGAGTATACCCATATCGGTTCGGGTAAAAATCCTCGGGTAAAAATCAAGATCAACTCGGCTGAATATTTCAGGCGGGGAGTTACGAAGATTGAAGGATACCCGGACGCTACAACCGCTGCGGAGTGGCTAGCGCTCCGGGGCCCTACCTGGATGGCTCGGATGATGTCGGAAGTGGCGCTGCATATCAAGAACATGATGGACGGCGTCGGAGAGCCTGACGAAAAAAACTAGCCATTGCCTACTCATTATGGGTAGGCGGATGGCTAAGCCCTGGCAGGGAGCGGCCTGAATGGATCGTAGTTCCTGCTGGGCGTCAACTATCAGACGGCGGGAACGCTTACGAGGTTAAAGGGGAAGAGTTCGACAGCTATGACCGTGCGGACGTTTGGCTTGCCATTAGATTCTGGAAGATGGTCAAGGCGCACGGATTAGGCGATTGGCGAAGATGCACGCCGCAGCAATTGGCGTGTATCGAGATACTAGATAGATGCGCTGCGCAACGGGAGAAACAGCATGGCAATAACTGATGAACTGAAAATCCTCGTTGAAGCCGAAGTATCAAAGGCTATTTCTAATTTAGATAAGCTTAGCAAGACGACCGATTCAGCAGAAACCAAAGGGTCTAAGCTAGCAAAAACATTCTCTAAAATGCGAGATGTCATGCAGGGTCCAGTCGCAGGTGCTAGGATGCTTATCGGAGCAATAAAGGGTGTAGCCGCGTCTATAGATAGTCTTATTATGGGTGCTGTTGAATCTGAAAGGTCGCTTTCAAACCTAAAGTCTACGCTTAAATCTACTGGCTCCGATATGTCATTAGTTCAGTTAGTTGAATCTGCGGAAAAGCTTTCTAAGCTTACCCTTTTTGATGATGATGCAATAAATCAAGCACAGGCTGTTCTGTTAACATTTAAACAAATAGGGCAGACTATATTCCCGCAAGCTACTAGCGCTATAGCTGATATGGCTACCGTCATGAAAATGGATCTTCAAAGCGCTACTGTTTTAGTAGGGAAAGCATTAAATGATCCAGTACAGGGACTTTCCGCATTGCGCCGGGTTGGTGTACAGCTTACTGATGCTCAGGAAAAACTTATTAAGCAATTCATAGATATTAATGATTTAGCATCAGCGCAACGGGTAATTATAGGAGAATTGAATAGCCAATTTGGCGGAGCTGCTGCTAGCGCTGCGAATACGGCTACAGGATCATATTTACAGCTTAAAAAGGCAATAGGAGAGGTTAACGAAGCTTTCGGTAAAAGCTTGGCGTTGATGGCGAAACAATCGGGGATAACGGAACTATTTAATGATATAGCAGATAAGATTTCAAACGAAACTATTATAGTAGGAATTCAGCTTGATCTGAAGGAATTAAAGCCTGGAGAATTATTAGATAGCAATAATGCCAAAATGGCCATACAAGCCATTGGCGAAGAAATGAAAAAGTTAAAAGATAACAATCAAAATATATATGGGGAATGGGCTAGGGGAACAGAAAAGCAGCAACGGCACTATCAGGAATTATTAAACCTCCGCGTCCGCTTGATGAACATGAACGAAATAGCTATTAAGAAAGAAGGCGAAGACAACGCTAAGCGAAAAAAAGTAGCTGATGATGAAACAAAAAGAATACAGGATGCAATTGCAAACGAAGAGGCTAAAGAAAGAGCTATAGAGTCGCGTTCCGCGGTAGAGGAAAGAGCGCAAGAGATGATAGCCGAAGCCACTCAGCGGCAGATCGATCTTGACAACAAGATAATCGAAAATAAAAAAGCGCTTAATGCAGAGGCCCAGCGGCTTGCGTATCTTCAAGGCGCGTTATGGGAAGAGGGCGCGGAAGGCGCCGGTCAGTACCTTGAAAAGCTTGAACAAACCGAAGCCATGCAAAAGGCTATTACTCAGGCGGTCATGGATCAGGCAATGACCTTGGCTGAGGCTTTTGGAACGGCTCTTATTACCGGCGAGGAAGGCTGGAAGGCATTTGGGAAGGCTGGATTGAATGCCATAGCTGCAGTCATAACCGCATTCGCCAAGGAATGGTCCGCGCTAGCTCTTGCCGCGCTTGTCCCTGGCCCTACGTTCAACCCTGCCGGAGCGGCTGGATATGCTGCGGTAGCTGCGGCTGGATACGCTGCGGCCGGACTAGTAAAAGCAATACCTATGGCTAAGGGTGGTATTGTTCCTGCAAGGCCGGGCGGAACGCTTGCGCTCCTTGGCGAGGCTGGAAGGTCTGAGGCAGTTATACCGCTTGGCGGAAACAAAGGAGTTGGAGGTGTCACATATATCGTTCATGGTTCGCTTGTTTCTGAAAAGGAATTATCCTCTAGAATCCGTGGCACCGTGGCAGCCTCATCGAGGGACTGGTAATGATTAAAAATCTTTCAGCGCTTGCCCGTGGAAGACTCTCTGCCTCTGCTACTCAGGAAACCCGGGTATACATAGACCCTCGCAGGATCGAGTATGCTCCTATATCTGGCACTGATACATACTACACGAACGCGGTAGATGAACCGGCGCAAGGCGGATATAGCCTCGATCAATCTACATTCTACACGTGCTACCCGTTTACGGTCCCTATTACGTTTGAATGCTACGTCAAGCCGAACTTTGCGTATGATGTGGCGACCGATCAAATGTTCTGCAAGTTCTACGCCGATGCGTATGATGGGGCGTATGTGGCGCTCTACTACGACGCTACGAGTGACAAGCTCGGCGTAAAGGTGTACCAGAATCTGGCCGGAGCCGGTGGAGCCGCGATAACTACCGCTTCGGCACAATTGGCGCATCAATATGTTTCTGACGCAACACTTCAAACGTGGCATAGGCTTACGGTAGTTGTTAGCCTCGGTTCTATCACCATTTATAATAACGGCGCATTAGCTGTAACTACTAACGTATTCATGAATAATATCCGCAAGCTCTGTCTTTTCTCCCCTGGAAATAATGTAGACTGCTATATCAATTATATAAAAGTATATCCTGGATTAGAAGCGACCGCCGCTCAGATTCTAAACCATTTCCAAAACATTAACAACGAACATGCCTATTGGGGCTTCCAACAGTGTGCGATAGGCCGGACGAGATGCGACGTAACTAAGCCATACTGCCATTCATTAGGCTTTGAATCAAAAGATGGGTACAAGGCCACAACGGCCAAGGCTGCGCTCCGATCTCAGTCTGGCGAGTTTTGTACCGATCAATACGCAACGTATGCGCCTGAGTCTGGATCGTACAACGGGACCGCTAGCCAAAAGTATCTAGCGAATAGCATCGGCCTTACAATCGAACAGCCTTTATTCTCGATAGCCGAAGCGACCGATGCGCCGTTCGAACAGCTATTTTACGGTACGTGCGATGCTGGAACTTTCCAGCCGTCAACCAATGTTGGTCAGCTTACTATAGTTCATATATCAGCAGACGACTTTATGAAGCAGCTTGTCAGGCGTAGGGTACGGACCGCGCGGACGTTTGATAATTACTATCTCGCCAGGGCTACGCCTAGTAATAATTCACTTTGGCATGAGTTTGTCTGGTTATCGGCTAAAAAGGAAATCTACAATTACGTCGGGAATAGTGGATTTGAAAATACGACCATCGGGAATAGCTGGACATGCGCGGGAACCGGCGCGGCGATTGCACGTAGTTCCACTAGGCCGTTATTTGGGACGTATTCTTGCAACTTGACCGGAGCCCCAGGGAATCTGTCATTGATTCAGAGCATATCCGACACCGCCGCACAGCCTACATTCGATGAAGGCATGTCATTGACGCTGCAAGCGTTTGTATACCTTGAAGATGGCAACTCGATTACTTTTAAGATCCAGGAATATGACGGAGTAACAGGAGGGTCATACACTTCGGGAACCGAAACGCATTCCGGTACGGGTTGGGCTATGTATTATCTAACCCATACGCTTGTTGACGCTTCTCGTGATTCTGTGAAACTTACTATTACTACTGACTCTCTTGATAGCCGATACGATGGCGTTATGCTGACACAAGGTCTAAGCAAACAGTTCTACGTCCAAAACGCAACAGATGGCACGGCCGGGGTGTGTGCCGCGGCTAATGAGGCGAGCGGAACGTATCTACAGATTGGATGCGTCTCGGAAGACGTGCCATATCAAATCCCGTGGGGATTCATAGACCGTAACGGTGTAGCCCTGGATAGAGCGAAGGAAGTAGCAGACGCAAGCCTCGCGCGATACATGCACATTACAAAACACGGCACGCTTGAAATGGCGTCGCATATGACAAGCGATGATGAGACTGTATCAAGGGGCGTTATCCCTGATGTATTCGGAAAGGCTACTACCACTCAGAATCCAATTGCAAACAAGATAACCGTGGAAGGTGTCTACTACTATAAGGGTTCGGCGCTCTCTTGCCTATGGGAAGCAAAGTCGGCGCTGGTAGGGAACGAGAACACGGAGGGTACAGAGTTCTATTACAACCTGCCGAATACAGATTATTTCCCTGACATAGCTGTAGAGCCTACCGGTCTAGAATGCGTCTATGCTGATACCGGAACGATTGTAATTGCAAAGAGGTCAAAATGATTGAGTTTACGCAGTTTGATCAGATCAATCCTTTGACCGGAGAAGGTTATCCGACCGGCGAACAGCCGCCGCCCGGAAACGAGTCGGCAACCGCTCCTCGGCAAAACACTTGGGAGGCCAAGTACCATAAAGCCGAAGTCACTAAAAAGATTGTAGGTTTGACCGATGCGGTCCTTTCGCCCGCTGAACCAGGAAATCCTGCATTAGCGGTTAGCATATTTGATACGACCTCATACCTTGACCGTGCAACTATCCAGTTTTACAACGATACCGGCGCACCATCAGAGCTTGGCAACTTCGCTATTAAGGGCAAAATAGTTTACATGCTTTCAGGTGAAGGCACGGGCAGGGTGTGGAATTATACGGACTATGGCGACGTAGAGAAGCGCGGGGAGAAAGAGTATAAGGTAGCTAACGACTTCATGGCGTCCAATGCTCACCTTGAAGACGTAGGCGATTATCTGAAAAAGGAACTAAAGCCGCACGATATGTACACGCTCGCTTTGAGGGGCTGGCATCCATATTTCGATGAGGGCGACCTATGGACCCTGACGATTAGCCATACCATGCCTACTGGAACCAGCGAGCAGGAACTAGTAGACATTGATGTCAGGATATGCGGGGTCTCATGTCAAAAGACCGTAGGCGGGATCGGGGAGACTATTCTATCAGTACGTGTGCCGTCTGGGGCTTGGAGTAAGTCTACCTCGACACGCGCCCGGCTTGCCGTTTCTGGCTTGCCGAATCAAGACTTATCGAGGACGAATATGGTTACCATTGCACCGTTTGACAATCCAGACCAAGCAGATTATCACTGCACGGGAACTAATGATGAATTAGTTATCAATTCTGCTCTTGCTAAGGTTGGCTCTGAGGGCGCTGGAAAGGTGCAGCTATTAAAGGGAAATTATTATGTTTCTCTTGTATCGGCAAGCGCGTATGCCATACTAATGGATTTTGATAATGTAAGCTTAGTGGGCGAAGGCTGTGGCGCAACTATTATACATTTTGACGCAAGCGCTAATTCTACGTCAAACGTAGTGTATTTAAATGATATAGAGAATGCAATGGTAGACAACTTGTCAATAAATATTACTGGGACATATGCAAGTACTCGGGGGGCTGGAGTATATGTATACCAAGGTAGCAACGTCCATATTTCGCATAATGTTATCATAGGTGGTTATCAAGGGATAGAAACCTCTGCAACTACAGGAGCATATATATATACAAACAAAATAACATTAAGCGGATCGGCTCCAAAGGCAATTATATCAAGCGCTAATAATATTAGCGAAAACGATATAGAAATAACTACAACTGCTGATGCCATGGGTATAAACGGAGGCGCTACTAGCAAAAATATTAGTAATAATTCTATATCAATCATTGGCGACGGAGCTACTGGTCAGTTATTTGGAATATATATGTCACAATATCATACAAAGGGAACAATATCTGGCAATACTATAGTTTTTAGTGGCACGGTTGCAAGTTCTGGCTCTACTAAAATTACAGTGGCTATATATTTATGGGATGGAACTAATACTGTATGTTTTGGCAATAATATAACATTTTCTGGAACGTGGACTTGTGCGGCTTCGGTATATGGGGTTTATGTATCGGGTGATAATAATTGTGGTAATGGCAATATGATAACATTCACCGGAACATGGTCGTGCTCTGCTTCGGTGAACCCAATTGCAGTGGCTGGAAGTTATAACACCATTGTCGGTAATCGTATTATTGGCGATGATTTTAACGGCGCTCCTAACTCTCGTGGAATATATGTAACCGCTACATATAATTCAATAAGCAATAACAATATAACCAATATGACGAATACAGGAGCCGGCACTGGATATGGTATTTCATTAGCAGCTGGCGCAAACTATAATAATGTTTGCGGGAATATAAACACAAGCTGCGACACGGAAATAAATGACCTTGGTACGGGAAATACCTTGACCGGGAATACATAGGAGGCAACATGCTTGACACCTGGCCGGAAATGCTGATCGCTGGAATCGTCGTCCTCCTTGCTTTATTGATTGTATATGCTATAATCAAGACCATCGTTAGCGGTGGGGCTAGTATGAAGGTCGGGAAGGACGGCGTGGCGCTTGTGCGGAAGTCGGCGCTTGCCGAGGAGGAGATTGAGCGCATCGCGGCTAGGCTTGCGGAGAGCGTCCGGGACCATGAGTGTAAGTACCACGACTATCTAATGGCGGTGTCGGGAGTTATTGAGCCGGGGATGGAAGTTTTACATGGCGTAGCGGAATGGGCTATGCTTGCCGGGGCTAACGGTCGGGTCAAGGCGAACCTTCCCCGCTCGATAAAAGCTACGGAGATATTCAGGGCTGAGAAAGAGAAGCGCGCGCTCGCGTAGGGGGTATGATGACCTTAGATGCTTTCCGTAGAGAGTTTTCCCATCCGTTCCCTCGGGCTACTAAGACTTGTGCATTCGGCCCTGACACAACTACCTTCAAAACTCCGCGCGGCCATTTTGCCGTCGACATGGCTTTACCATATCCATATATTAAGACCTATAAAGAATATCCCGTGGTATCGCCAATCCTCGCTGGCAGGACCGTATGGCATCCTATTAAGGACGCTGGCGGGAATAAGGACGTAACTTGGTTAGACCTCATCGCCCCGGACGAAAGCTTTGTCTTTCGCATCGCGCACTTCTACGCGCACGAGCTAGGACAACAGGACCGAATCTTCCCCGAGGGCATCCCGGAGCGATGGGAATCGGCTAGAGGCCATCTTATCTACAAGGGCTCGCCTCTCGGGCCTGCGGGCGACTCCGGGCTTTCAGTGGCCGCGCCTGGATGCTCGGCTCGGCATATTCACGCCGTTCTTTTACTCAGACCGGGAACCTATGATGACGTACTCAAGGAGAAGTGGGGCGAGTGGTGGAACTCGAACGAGATCAAGGCATGGTGCGCAAAGTGGCCGGGGCTCAAGGCGAGCCTCGAAGGAGGAGGATGGTCGTTAGCTAATACTCACGTAGCGATGAGGAACGATCCGTACATCGGCGGGCTCTGGTATTCCGTCGATTGGCTCGACCTACTTTTTAGCTAGGGGGATACGTGAAGGAATACACACAGGTAGTCGGGAAGGATTACGAGATAGAAAAATATATGGACGAGGACGATGGTGAGGATAGACGAGGATGGACTGATGGTGACAATATAAAAATACATATAAATTGCCAGCTTGCGAAGCCAATCCAAGAAGAAACCCTCATTCACGAATGGCTCGAAGCATATAAAGTAGAATTAAAACTTAGCCTAAAGCACCGCACTATCTATCTATTGGCCGGGGCGTTGTATGAAGCTGGCTTCCGAGTACCTACAAGGGTAGTTGAATGAAAAGCGTGGTAGCAATTGGAGACTTGCATTGTGGCCATTTGTTCGGCCTTACCCCGCCGGAATGGCAGGTTGACGGCGAGATCGGAAGGGTCCAGGCCGATGTGTGGCGCTTTTACCTTTCAGCGCTTGCCCGTCGAAAGCCTATCCATACGCTCATAGTCAACGGAGACGCGATAGACGGAAAGGGCGACAAGTCGGGCGGTACTGAGCTTATCACGACAGATCGGAGGATGCAGTGCGAAATAGCGGCAGAGGCGATCCGACAAGCAGGGGCAGAAAACATCGTCATCATCTACGGAACCGGATATCACACGGGAAACGATGAGGACTGGGAAGCCGTGCTTGCCGATATGGTGGACGCTACGCTAGTAGGCGGACACGAAATGATATCGGTCAACGAAACTATTTTTGATTGCAAGCATCATCTTTCATCTACGCGCGCGCCGTACCATGAGTTCACGGCGATGGCTAAAGAAGTAATTGACGCGCAACGTAGAAACAGGGCATACGGGGAGCCGATGCCTAACGTGATATTGAGAAGCCACGCTCATATCTACGCTGAATTGATAAAGGATGATGTGCAGGTTATCAGGCTTCCTGCATGGCAGTGGCATACCAAGTTTGGGGGAAGGGTTTGCGGCGGTATAGTTTCAATCGGGCTATGCTGGTTTGAATGCGAAGAAGGAGGACAATACAAATGGGGGACGGACAAGATGGATCTTCGGGAATTGATAAAACCGCCTCTTGTGCTGTAGACTTTGATAAGGTGAACGCAGAGGCCGAAGCCATCCGTGCGCGGTGCCGCCCTAAGACGAACCGGGGGCACGTAGTAGACTGGGCACGGCTCGACCCGATTATTTTGAAACTATGGAACGAATGTAATCAAGAAGACCTAGCGCGCGAGCTTGGCGTCACGACGCACACAGCGCGGAGACGATACGCGATGCTGAAAGGAAGGTGAGCATGGATTTTTCTGAGATTTTAGCGATGATTCAAAAAGCGGTTCTTATCGCCTACGTAGCGGTAGGGATCATCGAATGGGTGAAGGCTGGCATAGAGATGTGGCAAAAGCCGGAGAAGCCGCTTGCCTCAATCATCGCATGGTGCGGGCTTCCGGCTGCTTGTTTCGGGGCGGCCTGTCTGTTCGATGGCGGTATCTTCGATATCCTGTCACGTGCGGGCGTAGCGTGGGCCACGGCGCAACTAGGGTATCCGCTCATCGTAAAGCTACCGGCAGAAATCATAGGCTTACTCAAGGCCAAGATTTCGTCAACGGAAAAGGAGACGACATGAAAGACTTTTTAGCGAAGGTGTGGGCGTGGGTATGGGGCAAGGTGAAAACGTACCGGCAGTTCTTCTATGGCTTCGGCACGTGCCTTTTGCTTGTCATCGTAATAGCGATCATGAAGGGGGTCTAGATGTGGTATCTTAAACAGCTTCTTCCGCTTACGTATCGGAGCCGCTACAAAAAGGGCGGCGAAAAAATGTTTTGTGTATGGCGCATGTGGTTCGGCAAGTGTTTTGATATCGAAGAGTACGCTATAAAGGCGGCGTGATGTGGGATGGAAAAAACTCCTCCTCGCGGCTTGCATTTGTCTTGTGCTGCTTGGTAGTGCTTTCGGCGCTGGCTATGTGGCCGCTTACCGCGCAGGACAGCGAGAGCTTGCCCGAGCCGCCGCAAGAAGCGAGCTTATCGTCATCCAGCAAGCCGAGCGATACGCCGGAACTAGACTTACTCTTTCAGCAATTGAGAGAAGAGATAGAGAGCTGGGGCTCGGACTCCGAGACGCTGCTATCGTTGCTACAAAACTCCCTGACCACAAGCGCCGAGCTCTCGCAATACTTGACGCAGTTGAGCGAGCAGTTCGAGAGCTTATCGGAAGGTGAAAAGGAAATGGTTTCCGCCTTCCTTGCCGCGAACGTCCTAGAGGTACGCGCGCGCGTGAAGGCTGAAAAGTCCGCCCGTATATGGAAAGGCATCGGCATCGGCGGTCTCGCGGTAGGTGTGGCCGGGGTCCTTTATGGCGTGTTGAAGTAGATACAACTCTATACCATGAAAGGTATAAACAATGTCAATACCCTGTCCGGTATATCGTATCGGGTATAGCCGCTCCACTCGGGGCGGCTTTTTTATAAATAAACTACGATTTTTCTTGACAGACTGATAAAGAGGGTATACGATACTAGCAAGGGGGAACGGATGGAAAACCATATAGCGGTCATTTTGGTAATGTCGATTATGTCTCTAGCGTGTAGCATTATCAATCTGATAATCACGATGATAGATCGATAAGGAGTGACTATGGCAAGGGAAAGGCAGTGGAAAGACCGGAGAGCGTGGGTACAGCCCGAGGCGAAGAAGGTAGCGGAAAAGCACCGCAAGCGGTATCCGCTCTGGAAGCGCATCATCGGTTTCTTCGTCCCGAAGCTCAAGGCGAAATGGCGCAAGAAGTACGATAGGTACTGCTTCGATCAGCTCCGGTACATCGCGAAGAAGATGTCTCACAACGACGAGAAGAACGACCGCGAGGAGTTCGCGCGGGCAAAGCGGCAGGTTGCCCGGTCTCGGAAACGGCACGCGGACTATCTCGCCAAGGTAGCGATGAAGGAAGCGGCGGCGGAAGCCGTGGAGGCCATGGCATGAGATTCAACGACGATTCAGTGGGCGCATTCATCAAGCGCAGCGCTAAGCTCTTCGCCACCCTTGACGCGGAGAACGACCGATGCACCCTTCCGCATGACATCCGCGAGGCCCTAGGGGGCGCGAGGGTAGCGGCTAACCTGCTTACGGTGGAGGATGACGGGGTGAGGATGGAGGAGGAACCTATTCTCGCTCCACTCTCCGACGAATATCTTGATACTTGGGTACCAAGAATGGAAGAAGTTATTAAATATGACGGAGCTATTGGCGCGCATAGAGATTGGGATTGTTGGGGCGTCTGTCCGTGTAGTTGCGATATGCCGTGGTCCGATCATGAGTTGTGTTCTCATGGCAACCAAGTTATTCGTGCCCGCGCCTTCCTCTCCCGCTCCGACGTAGTAGCCTACAAGGCAAGGATGGCGAGCAAATGATCCATACAGCCCTCTACATCACCCCGCTTGGCACGGAAGCTAGGCCAATAGAGCGTCGGATGATCAAGTACAAAAGCATAAACGAGGCTTGCGTGACGTTGCGTTTCAGTGAGGAAGCCATACGCGCTCGGATTAATGCGATAATCGGTGATGACAAGCGGACGCTCATCTATCGTAGCAAGGGACGGGGATACGAAATCTCCCTTGACCCGCCCGAGCCCTGGCATCCGTCGAAGATGGAAGGCGAGACGGGGCCGCATAAGCGGCTGATCGTGCCTCCCTATGGCGAACTCGCGCATGATATCGAGGACTTGAAAAGTCACGACCGGCAAGCCGACAAGGATGACGCGGAACAGGATGCGCGCATCTTGGCGCTTGAATTATGGAAGGAAAAGCTCTGCAAGCGGCTCGGGTTTGCTTGCGAGGAGGAATGATGGAGGGGATTAGGCTTTCAGAGGGTGATCGGCTAGGCTTAGTCGTAGCGCTTACCGATGCTAAAGAATTGCTCCTTAGCGAAAGCTGGACCGATGAGGCGCTTGCCTGCGATAAATATATCGCCCTCCTCTCCCGCGACCAAGCGCCCGAGGTGTGCGAGTGCAAAGAGTCTGAACCAGTGTGCTACGAGTTGTCGTATAAAGAATGCGCTAATTGCGGCAAGCGCATAAAGGGGCTGATATGAACTTTGATTATTCTGAATATAAATGCCCGTTTTCGCACTTAGAAAAAGAATGCGGGCACAAACTACACGGGCCAGAGGGATACGAGGGGAATAGCGTGTGGTGCGCCTGCGGATTCAGAGGACCTGTTTTTTATCTTGACCCTGTCGAACTGAAACTTGAACGCAAGCCAGCCGCGCTAGCCGCCGAGGAGGTATAATTATGACCGAGCGCCATATGATCCGTAACCTGAAATGGTGCGCTATCTTTGCTCTCATCCTCGGCTTCGCCCTGCTTATGCAAAGCTCATACGACAAGGGCCACGTCCCCGGCAAGGAATGGCTAGACCCCGCCGTGACGCGCCCGGCAGACGGCGACTACTGCATCGCCCTCTATGCTGTATGGGGAGTTGGACCGTACATGGAGCCTGTAGCGCGGCTAGAACCATATCGGGTCATGTATCAGCTCGACGAAGGATCGGCCCATTGGGTGCATGACCGGCTAGACGGGACCGCCGGGGCTCCGCTTGGCGGGCCGTATAGGTGGAAGCTTGTGCCGGATTGTCCGGACAGGCTCTTGGAAGCATTAGCAGGGAGGAAGTAAATGCGTAGGATAATGATAGAAGACGACGCCGGTAAAATTACTATTAGAAAGTCTGGGGATGCTGGCCTTATTGAGATGATAGGTATGGTTGAGTTTGCCCGGGCCGTCCTTCAAAACGAGGTAGTTACAACTTGGGCCGGCGAAGCTAAACCTTCCGAGCCCTTGACCGACCCCATGGACATGGAATAAACCGTGCCAAGTATGCCTAAAATAAAAATAATAAACTTATCTATTTATAGTTGACAACCGATAACCGATGCGCTAGTATGGAAGTGTAGGGTACGGAAAGCCCAAAGGGGCGCGGCTGATAAGGGGGAGACCATGAAGCGGTACAACTGGACCGGGAAAGAGATGGTAGAGATCATCGAGAAGCCGGATGAATTAGGGACCATCGATCAGGTACGGGCGCGGTTCGTAGCGGACATGGACAATTCGGCGAAGCTCATGGAGCTGGCTGAAGTCAACCTCGGCGTCCTGGCGCTCCAGCTTGACGTGCGCCGCCGGTTCCAGGACCGCGTGGTCGTAGCGAACCGCAATTTTCACAACGCGATAGCGGCGATATAAGCGCGGACGCGATAAGGCGTCGGCTTAGGAGGATAGTATGGAAAAGATGACGAACGTACAGGCGATTAGGGCGTATTTCGGTTCGCCCGGATATCCCACTGTCTCGATGAACGAGCTGAAATCGCTCTCGATGGAAGAGCGCGAAGAGCTCGGAGCCGGAGCGGCTAAGATGCTCGGAGTCGAGATAATCAAGGCGTAGCGCGGGCACGGCCCAAGGGGGAGCCACCATCCCCCGGCGCTAACCAGTAAACGCAGGGTAAAGACCTTGTTGACCTGCGGCCCGTAAGGGTGTGGAAAAAGGCAGCGGGCGACGGCTACGCGGCAAAAGTGAGGGCGCGCCCCTTTTGCTAACCGAAGCGCGATTCCCTGGCGCGTAGTCCAGGGGCATGGGGGCGCGGTGTGATGGCGCATGGTCGGAAACTCTCCTAGGCAGAAGCCCGACCGGAGCACGTTCGATTCGTGCCGCTTCCAAGTTTTCGATTGGTACAAGGAGGACAAGATGGACAAGACGAACATTGAACAGTTACGCGATGCGCTCAAGAAGATCCGCGAGGGCGCGCAAGAAACCAGGGCGGCGGTCGATGAGCTTACCGCGCTTCTCAAGAAGCTCTTGGGGGACAAGGCATGAAATATCGTAATCTTAAAGACTGTATTGATGTTGACGATGATGCGGTAAAAGAATATATCGCATACGAATATAACCCCGAAGACATATTCAAAAATGAAGTGCTTGATAGATGGGCGACTGATAACGGGTACATAAAAGAGGCCGACTTATGATCTTCGCTGACGATGACGACTTCATGGACACCATCGACCCGCGCGACATGGACCCCGAGGAGTTCGAGGAGTACGTCAAGGAACGGGCGGCGGAGAACAGGTTTCAGGACTGGAAAGAAAGGGAGGCAGGATTATGAAGGTACAAAAGAAAAACGCTATACAGGGTTGGTGGTTCGCATCGGAACCTATATTGCCGAATGGTGACGGGCGGAAGGTTGATGTCGGAAAGACGCATCACATCAAAGGCGGGATCGAAGCATGTTCGTGCGGCTTGCATTCTTCGCGGCGCGTCATCGATGCGCTACAGTATAACCACGGGCCGATGGTCTACATGGTCGAGTCATGGGGCGATGTGGACGAAAAAGAAGACAAGCTTGCGGCGTCTAACCGCAAATACATCGCGGTGATAAATGCCGCGAAGGTATTTGCGCGGTTCTCCCGCTGGTGCGCGCTATCGGTTATCCATCTATGGGAGGCTCCGGAAGTCGTAATAAAGTTTCTAAAAACCGGAAACGAAAAATTACGGGCCGCCGCAGGGGCCGCCGCATGGGCCGCCGCAGGGGACGCCGCATGGGCCGCCGCATGGGCCGCCGCAGGGGCCGCCGCATGGGCCGCCGCAAGGGACGCCGCAGGGGACGCCGCAAGGGACGCCGCAGGGGACGCCGCATGGGCCGCCGCAGGGGCCGCCGCAGGGGACGCCGCAGGGGACGCCGCATGGGCCGCCGCAGGGGCCGCCGCAGGGGACGCTCAAAACAAAAAACTAGAATCGATGCTTCGAGCTGAAATCAAGAAGCAAGAGAGGAGGCGCGAGAATGGCAACCGCTAAAGACCACGAGCGTATGGAGCGGACGGCGAAGTGGGACCATGACGTTTATCGGCACGGACTTCCATGTTTAGGCCGCGACGACGGAGATGGGTGGAGTTGTACAGAATGCCCGATCTTCGAGACCGGAGCAGAATCAATAGAGGGCTGCCCGGCCGACGCGCGCGAATGGCTCAAGCTGAATCCGGAGGGTGAATAATGGAACTTTCAAAGAACGTGAAAACTAAATTGTCCGAGGCCATATCGGTATGGGCTGATGAGGTATTGCCAGGTCGACCAGCGATATTGGCTAATTGCGTATATTTTGCGCTAGAAAAGAGCTTACTCGAAGAACAGGAGAAGATAGAAAAGAATTTTCCTATTTAGCGGTTGACAATTAACCGCGATGCGATATAATGGGAGAAGGGGGAAACATGGCAAATGAAATAAGCTGCGTGTTTTATGGGGCGGACCAAGGGTATCATATATCGTTAAATGGAGAACAAGTCCATTTTGCTAAAGATTCATATGAGTGCGATATGTTCATAGCTGAGCTTAAGGGTCGGCTTAAAATAGCAGAGGATAACGCGGGGAGGGCTAGCGCATGATGCAAGAAGGCGACCGGCGGACGCTCAAGATCAAGGGCGTCGTGCTGCAAGGCGAGGTAACTTGGTATCGTCACGAAGGCGGGCGCGGCGGGCAGTGGGTTGAGATCAGCTACAAGGAAGCAGCGCGGTTGATGAAGGAATGGGAGGCGGGGAGATGAATTGTGTAATGCAAACGCTTGAATATCAGGTCATGATAGATGATCCGTACTCGACAACTATTCATGCGGTAATTGAGCTTGTCCGCCGGGCTGATTTGCACGATTTCCAAAAACGGGCCATTTTGCAGTTTGTTATTGATACTCAATATCCAGGACAGGAGGCCCCCAAATGAGCGGATGGCGCAAGGACTGGAGTAAGCGGGCGGCTAGGCAACTACTTCAGGTAGTTATGGATTATGCAAAAAAAGATGACCTACAGGTACTCATTGACGAGTACGAGGCCCACCGCGCCGAGAAGCGCAGGGAGAAGGAGAAGCATTGTCCTTCGTGCGGATGTGTCGTAGATAAGAATGGCCATGGTCATCATTCGGCGGCTGATTGCATTTTCATGCACATAAACGACCCAGATCCAGCGCCCGAAGAGCCCCTGAAGCCCACTCCTCCCCGTCTCGCTACCGCCGCCGAGATCGACGCTGTAAGGAGGGGGTAGGATGAGCGAAGAAAGGATTCCAGAAAGATGGGATACTCCGGAAGCTGAACGGATCATGTACGAAACAGAAGATGAGGCTATCGAGGGTATTCTTGAAAACATAGAAGGGCTTCCCGAGACAATTGCAATATGCGGATATGCGCGGATGAAGCCGAATTATGCGCATTGCGAACCGCTCGTCGATGTCCTTGATGCGCTCGATCAGGACTACGGAGACCCAGACGAAAGTACAGAGCCGAGTGCTGCAATGGTAGAAGCTGAAAGGGCTTTCATCGCTGTAATAGAAAAAGAATACAAAGTATGGGCGATGGAAGTGGTATGCGAAAAAACAATCAACGTCAACGAATGGGTAAAGACCCATCGACCTGAATGGCTTGAGGCCACCCAATGACCGCCCTCACGCTATCAGAGGAGGAGCGCGACCAGATTATAAAAGCGCTCGAACTAGGCGCCGATTGGTACGAGCAGGGGCATGTTGACATGGGCGGTGTCATGGACAACATCGAGGATAACGATATTCGCGACGCTATCGCCCTCCTCACCCGCTACCAAGCGCCCGAGGTGTGCGAGTGTGTTAATGGTCCATCGCCTCACCCGCTATGGTCCGACGAGCATACTAAGCACACATGCTGGAATTGCGGCAAGCGCATAAAGGAGACGACGAATGAGCGATGACCTAGACCGATATAATTGGCTTTATGCCATTATTAGGAAATATACGCGAGGGAATAAAACTCAAGATATTGTAAACGAATTGATTGACGCAGGATTATACCAAGCCGCCCCCTCTGCGCCGGAGGACGTGCGGGAGATAAATACGCTGATAGAGAAGATACGAGCAGAGCATCGATACGGCGAGGAAGACGAGTTTTCGAACGGCTATGAGCTTTCCGACGCCGAAGCCGCCGCCCTCATCCAGGCCCACGTAGACGCCAAGCTTAAAAACTACCTCGGTGGACGTTGTTGCGCGACGTGCGGAAGAACTCCGACGGGCGATGCGGCAGACTGCACCAAGCCGGATGAAGGCGACTGTATATATCCGCAGTTTTTAGACTGGAAACCGAGGCGAGAGAGCTCGTTCGCGGATATAACCCAGACCCACGGAGACAATGAGACGGCGGGCCGTCGGATAGCATGGGCCTATGAGCAGGGATGCAAGGCGCTAGAGAAAGCATACGCGAATGCGCGAGCCCTCACGGCGAAGGTGGAGAGGATGCGGGAGGCTGGGCAGCTAGCTCATCGTGCGCTAATAACCGGGCTAGATGACGAAAAACGAGAAGCCCTTGATGCCCTAGAGGCTATCCTTGAACCCCGCGCCGCCCTAGCCGATGAGGAGGTGGAGAAGTGAAGCGCGTTGTAAGTTTTGAAAAGCCTACCCAAAAAGATTATGGATGCAAGTTAACGGCCATAATCAAAAATGGTGAAATAAAAATCATAAGGGAAAAGCTCTATCCTCCAATCAAGCGCCCCGAGGCGGATGGGGGGAGGGGATGAGCATATTAAGGGAATGTGCTTTGTTGCTTTGCAGGCTGAAAAGGCACGGAGTAATTTCTATATATTCAAGCGACCCCAAAGATGATTGGCGAGCGAAAGACGAAATAAACAAAATGCTTCGCCGAATAGCCGACGCCGAGCGCAAGGAGGGGGAGGGAAGAGATGGATTATGATGTATGCGGAATGGATGGGCCGAATAGCCATAGGGATCAATCCAAGCCCGTCCTCACCCCGCTAGAGATCGAGCTAGGCGAGGCGCTGGAACACGCAGCTAATTACATCGAAGCCGTAAACGGATCACCTCCAAGCCCGTTTTCTATAGTCGGGGAGGCCCTCGCGCACTACCGCGGGGCGAAGGGGGAGAAGTGAAACCATCCTGGACCGACGCGCCGCCCTGGGCTCAATACCTCTGCCAGGATTTCGACTCGACGTGGTGGTGGTTCGAGTCTAAGCCCGAGCCGAACCTATCCCCGATGTTTGGACATCCAAGATGGGACACGACCGACGGCGCGTGCAAGCAAGCGGAGGTCCCGGGCTGGCAGGATACGTTGGAGGTGCGCGTATGAACATGGACAATCTCCCGACTACTCGGGCAGAGTGGGAAGCTGCATATCCGGTAACGCAAACGCGATATCTTGCCTGGTGCAATAATATACGCCAATATGCGGAGATATTATTACAAGACTACGGCGAGTTCCAGTCTTGGATAAATCGCAAGTCTTTAGAGTACCGCGAGCTTCACCATATCAAGCGCGACTTTGTGCCGCATGACCATAGCGAAGCGTTTTCGGCGTTTTTGTGGGGTAGCTTGCTTTAAGAATACCGCCCTATGCGTTCACCATCCCCGCATCGGCGTACAATCCTAAAGCCGCTTGACAGCGGGGCCGGGGATCGAGTACTATAGGCATCGTCGAGTGCTGCCAGTCTCGACAAAGCGGCCCGGGCGGGCTACTATCTGAGAGCGGTTGATTGCCTTAAGGATTGCGCCCGCGATCCCTAACCCTGGCAGGGGAGGCAATTGGCCGCTTTTCTTTTTTGGGGGCGTTATGGACAATTCCATGGAAATCGCCGAAGTATTAAATGCTTCACAAGCGCTTGTTATCCGGTTGTCAGAAGTCATCGAAAAATTAAAACCTATAGCAGAGTTTGGCCAAGCGGTTATGGACGACGGCCAATGTTACGGGTTTGACGAAGCGTCGAAAATACTTGGAGATAAAATAAAAGAAGTAACCGGCAGAGATATTGGCCGGAATCGGCTATTCGGTGCGCTTAGAGAGACGCGAATCCTTGAACGTGATAACCAGCCATATCAACACATGAAGCACCATTTTAAGGTTGTTATAAAACAGACTCCGGCAGGAATGAAAAAAACTACACTCTTTACAGGCGCGGGGCTCGCCTGGATTCTTCCCAAATTATTGGAGTACTACCATGGCTGAGTATCCTCAAGTATCTATCGAATCTGCCGGGGCCGAGCTTAACAGGCTACATTCTGAGATTGAAGGGAAAATGCGGTCAACGGTTGCGGATGCGATTCGAGCCGGTGAGATTTTGGCAAAAATTAAAAGCCAATTATCGCATGGTAATTTTATTCCGTGGATTAAAGCAAATTGTAATTTTTCTGAAAGA